TACTTAGGCTTTTTCTTACCTTTAGTATCTATTCCAACTTGGTAACAAAATAAAGACCTGCCTCCATTACCCTTAATTTCTTTCTTTCCATTAAAATCTAGAGTTACCCACTTACCCTTTTTAATTGTCTGATTTTGTGTAGATTTATATCTAATTGAATCCTGTGCGTTTGACGGAATTGCTGTGAGAGATAGTGCTATTGCTATTAGTATTGCTGTTGCTTTCTTATAAATATTCAATGTTTCATGCTGTCCCCTTGTTTATTTACCCCCGATTTATAACGACAGCATATAACTATTTTATCATATATTCTAGGCATAAAAAAAATGGCGATTTTTATAGAGATCGCCAACTCTTTTTAATTTTATTTAGAGAAAAATGCACCGTTCCAGATATTATCCAAAAACTCAGGAGAATCTTTTTTTGTTTCTGAAGCATATAAAGCTGCTAACTGTGCTTTTGCTTCAGATTCAGTGGTATGACATCCTACAACTTTACCATCATCATCCTTGACAACAGCATAGCCAGAACACTCTTCTTTTTTATTTGAAATGTGCCAAGGCATTATCTCTCCTTATGCATCTAAGATGTGCTTTGGATCTAGTCCTCCGCCACGCTTCCAACCTGGACCCGCTTGAAGCTCCATGTGAAGATGTGGACCCGTGACATTTCCGTCCTTACCAACTTTTCCAATTGCGTCTCCCTTTTTAAGCACTTGACCCACTTTGCATGAGTGTGAGGCTAGGTGTGCAAATAGTAGATGTCCGCCTGAAACCTTTAGAAGAACTGAATTTTTTCCAAATGCAGCACCCCAAACTTGTCCAACTTTAACTACTTTTCCATCGCAAGGTGCGACTACTGGTGTTCCCACTGGTGCAGCAACATCCACGCCTTCGTGCCTACCGCTTGACCACATTTTTCCAGCAACTCCGAAGGGGGTTGAAACTGGCTTTCCTGGTACTGGCATTCCCATAAAAATCATTCCTATCATAATAAATTAACAAATTTCTTTGTTTATACTATTATATCAAGGTTTTTAGATTAGGCGTTATTTTTAAACATACTGGAAAAGCTGGCTATCTTTTCATTCATTTTCTTCATCTTTTCAGATAAAGCCTCATTAGCCTTTTTTAGCTCAGAATTGTCGTTTCTTAGCTTTGAATTCTCTTTAGATATAGATATCACAGACTGAGATAAGTTATCCATCATCTTCTTGTCGCAGTTTATTTGATCATGAAGAAGTTCGTTTGTTTTCAATATGCTCTTATAAGTAACATACTGGAATCCAACCATAATTAAAACAAGCATGTGAATAAGTATCAGTAGGGCTTGCATTATTCCTCCATGTTAGGAGAGTGGTGGATAACCTTGTTTACCTGCATTGGCAAAACGTGTCTCTCGTGGACTCCGTAATATGTAACTATCACCATCACTAAGGAGCTATCCACCACTCATCTTTATTATCTTATAATATCGTCATATTGTCAAGGGCTGCTGCAATCTCGGCTGGCATCTCCCTTGGGGGATTGACTATTCCCTTAACATCAGAGATTTTTGATCTCTCTTTTTCTATTTCATCTCTATGCATGGACGAATAGGTGTGTATTTTAATTTCCCTATCCCCCTTTGTTGTAAGAGATAGAGCATTGTATATCGAGCCACATACAGCATCAGCCAAATCCTTTGATCCTTTTCTTGGATGATCAACCTTATCTCTAATAATTCTTAACTGAAGCAATTCATCTATTAATAGTTTTATTGCTGGTCCAGATAGTCTTTCTTCCATGATTATCATAGCCATATCTTCATAATGCTTCTTTGCTACTGAAAGAATTTCTGTATTAATTCCATATGCCTTTAACTGTTGCATCATGTCATGAGAGTTCCATCTATCAAAGGTTACCCTTCTTAGATTAAACCCTCTACCTTTAAGGCTAATTATGTAATCCTTTACCTCTGTAAAATCTACTGACTGGGTTGAAGTTGGAGTCCAGAATCTTACTGCATCAACAATAATCTTTGGAGAAGCTTCTGTCATCTGACCTCCAATTTTTGTATGAACCCAATGATCAACATGGGATATAGCTACTGCACAATGGTCATGCTTTTGTGCAAGGTCAACGTGGACATAGTATTCTTTATCTTCTTCTGGCTGAAACCATTCAGCAAATCTTCCGCTATCAGTTACTCCAAGATTTGGGTTATTGAAAGCAATCTCAACCTTCTCTCTTGATTTAAAGAATGCATCTGTTGCCTCTGGAGGCATACAGGCAAATCTAGAAAGAGCATCAACTGGATCGGAGTAAAAGTCTACAGTAAAGTCTGTGATCTTTCTGGTTGGATTAATCTCCCATGTAGGTCTTTTTAGAGCATATACTCTAGGAATATTGTAGGCAAGGATCTCATCTTCTTCCCACTCAACACTAAATTCATTTCCCTCTATACCGTCTGGAAGTTCTGGATCAACCTTAAAATCGTGGGATCGAATTGTTACAGTTTTTTGAGCAACAACTTCATTATATCTTTGTTGGATAAAGTCATTCTTAAATCTAGGGAATGAAAGTAGAATGAGCTTTCCAAAGTCTGGGAAGCGGGAAGCTACTGAAGCACGATACATCTTATAGATAGCCGAACCAGTTTTTGCTTGTTCGTGACCAGAAGTTGATTCAAGTTCAAAGCCTGAGATTTCATCCAGGATTACAACAAGTACGTTGTATCCTTCCCAGGATTCTCGTTGTGAGTGACCTGAGTGAACTGTAACAGCCTTATCAAATTCGATGCTATTGGCTTTTGAAATATATCTTCCTCTGAACCATGGAGACCTATCAATTCTTGTTGTAAAACCTTTAAAGAAAACTCTATTCGCTTGCACAGCATTGATAGCAATGTTAAGAATGTCAATGGAGTCACCTGGAGGCTTACCAAAATATTTAGCTGGGTCCTTTAGACATAACAGTAGGTATACGATGTAGGCACAGGCAATTGTAGATGTGTAGTCTTTTCCAGATCCTTTACCCAGTTGAAGAATAATTTCATTGCATGTTTGCTTCCATCTTTTTTCACCTTCATCTTCTCCCCATACCTGAACCAGTGTTTCTTTTTTGTAAACCTGACTCATAGCCTTAATCATTTGATATTGATACTCTGATAAGGGAGGTAGGGCTAGGAAGTCCTCTGATGTAACAAACTCTTCAATTGCTACTGGGGTCTCTTCAAATACTTCTCCTGCAAGTGCGTCAACATACTCGGAGAAATCAAAATCTTCAAGCATCATCATCCTGGATTGTAATTGATTCAACTCTATTAGTTACCTGACTTAGCTTTCTTGCAACTTCAACCTTGCAATGGTCGCAATCAGAAGTAACTTCTTTTAAGATAGAGACTAGAATTTCTTGCTTTCTTTCGGTTTCCATAATTTGATCTGCAATCTCATTGTCTTGCAGTAGACCAGCTTTCTGAAGCATTTCTATTCTCTTGGCTTCTACATCAGCAATCAACTTTAGAGATTGGGCTTTAATATTATATTGACCATTGGCATCAGCCTGTTCAACCGTTTCCCAAGCACGATTAATTAACATTGAATAGTGTTGATCTGCACCACTAAGGGCTTCTTGAGCCCTTTCCCTAATTCTATTATTAGAGTGGGCAAATAGTCTCCACTCATCTATTAACTGGAGTACCTCTCCACGCTTAATAGAAAGATCTTTTGATATCTGGGTAGCATTACTTCCCTTTAGCATTTCTGACACGACCTTATTCATTAGGTCAAATCTTTCTGCTAATTCAATTTCAGACATTAGGAATCCTTTTTACTCTTTCCTTTAATTATACCCTTTAATTGTTCAATGGGCATTGACCTATAGCCACTTGGAGAGCGAGCTGTGATCCATTCTGATCCTGTAACCAGATGCTTTACATATTCTATAAATTTATATTCTTCTCTATCATGCTTAAATTTAATTAACATTCCCTGCTTGATAGTATTTTTTCCAAAGATGAACTCTTCATGTACTTCCCAATTAGGATTTCTATTATAGGGGGTTGCCTTCTTACCCATTGCTCCCCCGATTATCAGTTCTATAGAAACCGCTACCCTTAAATGTGACTCCAACCGAAGAGTAAATCTTTACCATATGGTTGCCACAGGATTCGCATACCTGAATAGA